CACAAACTAGCGTTTTACAATCGCGTTTCATTCAAGAAACACGGTAAACCTTCAGTCATTGAAGCGAGGAACACCCTACGGTATCCACCCAAGAATATCGCAGATATCAAACCTTGCCTTCGACTCTGTTGGCGCTGTCTACGGCGAAGAGTACGCTCAATCAATTGTTGAGGAGTACGATCGATCTGTAGTCAACGATCATTATCTCCATGAGGACTTGCTCAGGATGAACGATTATCGGTACATTCAGACTAACATTGATGCATCTACAAAGATAGCAATCGAAACTGTCAGGATTAACACCTTTGATTTTCAACCAGTCAATCCCATGCATTTTAATGATACCATCACATGTCCATGGAACCTTTCGTCTGGTGCGGAAGAGCCTTTCCGGCGTATGATGCAGAACCAAAGCCATCGCAAGCGCGATGTGATTTCCCAGCTTTACGATCTCAATCGTGATCCTAGTTTCAAAACTTGGGAGCACAATATCAAGAAGAGATTTGATAAGCACAAGGGCAACCTCGAGTGTGTCAAGGTATTTGATATTCTTATGAATGCCAGATCACACATTATCAAGAAGGGAGAAGAGAATAAACTGAGAGCGGTTTATGGTTATCCATTTCCAAACTTGGCTGTAGAGATGCAGTTCTTTCACCCTATCATGGAGGCGATCCAAGAGATCGAATCACATATTGCATTTGGATGCGAGACTTTGAACGGCGGGATGCACACTGTCAATGGAATGTTACTTCGTGACCACCTGTACTTATGTATTGATTGGAAGAAGTTCGACAAATCCGTTCGCACGTGGCTAATTCGAGAAGCATTCAAGCTGATCAAGTCGAAGATTGATTTCTCTCATTACCGAGCTTGTCCAGAACGAGGACATCCGCGTCGGCGAGTGGAGTCTAATCTCGAGAACCTGTTTGATTATATGGTAGAATTCTTCTGCCATGGTCCCATTTGTGAACCAGACGGTAGTCGCTGGAGGCGTCTATTCGCTGGAATTCCTTCTGGATCTCAGTTCACTCAGCTTATCGATTCTATTGTAAACCTTATCGTTATCATTTCCGTTTTAACGGATATGGTAGGTATTGAGGCAGTGAGGAACATCCTTGTACTTGGAGATGATTCTGTGACGGTTGTACGAACACAGATTAATTCAAAAGAGTTCTTGGAAGAGTTCACTCAAATCGCTCAAGATAAGTTTGGAATGGAAGTCAATGTTACAAAGTCAACGTCTACGAGAGATTCGAATCAAGTCAATTTCTTGGGGTATCACAATCGTAATGGAAACCCTCATCGTGATATGAAGGAGCTTCATGCTCGCTTCATTCTACCTGAAGGAGATCCTACTGCGTACTCTAAGATCCTTGGAAGAGCTATCGGACATGCGTGGGCCAGTTGTGGCATAGACATCAG